GGCGGTCGAGCCGAATTATTGAAGAACCGGCCGCCAACGACCGTCGCCTCGACCTTGCCATCCATAAAATCTAGGCGCACCGAGTCACCGATGCCGGGCCCGAACACGGCGCCGAAGTTGTTGCCGACCCATGCCGCGGCGAGCGGGATGAAACCCGTCTCGTCCTTGGTCGGCATGATCATCACCTTGACGGTGTAATCGTTTGGGTTGTATGCGGTGATCTGTCCGTACTTGGTCGACGCAAAACCAGCCATGAACTCAGACACGACCCGCTTGATGTGCTCGATCATGTCAATGTCACCGTTTGCGCGTCCGTTACGGTCTTGCCGTGCACCGAGGTCTCGAACTTCGGCGGATCGACCCGAAACGAGCGCCGGATCCGCGCGGCTTCATACGTCGTGTCGAATGGCGTCCCGGTGCCTTGCACGATGACCGGCGTCCACGGATAGATCAGCGTATCGCCGGGTAGATTGGCCGACATCTTCATCTCGTGCTGACTGATCTGCCCAAGCAACTGCTGCGCCTTGGCATCGCATTGGGCCTGCGTCAGGTCGTTGAACGTGAAGCTGTACTCCTGCACCGACTGCGCAAGCGTCGCGTCATGTTCGATGCGCTTCGCCGTCTTGCTCGACGTGGCAAGCGAGGTATAGACCTGATTTTTCGCGCCGTGATAGCTGCGCACGGTCACCGATACATCGTTCGCGAGCGTCAAATCGTGCTCGAAATCGAGACTCGTTGCATTGGACGTCGGATAGGGCCGCTGGGTGGTCGGCGGGGTGTACTGAATCAAATAAGGCTGATTCGACAGAGCCGCGCTGAACGACCCAAAATACAGCGTGCGCCCCAGCACGAAGCACTGCACACCCACATGCTGCGCGAGGTATGTGAGAATCGTCCACATCGACTGCTGCCGGTGCAGGCTCACATGGTCCGCCGCAAAAAATGCCCCGACAAGGCCGGTTGTTGGCTGCACGTTCGGAATCAACCCAGCTTGCTGAGCCAAGTAGGTAGCGACCTGGCTGGCCGTCTGGTTCTGGAACTTGATATCGATCTTCTTGTCGACCAGTAGCGCGGTCAGGTCTCGGCCCGACAGGGAAATGCCGCCCGTCATGGCGTTGAGCCGGATCGAATCAATACGATAGGTCTGCAATAGCGTGAGGTCGCTGGCCGAGTAGTTCCGCGGGTCTTTTGGAAAACCCACATACACGTCGACAAGAATTTCGGTCTGCTGCGTCCACCAGGCCCAGTCTGTGAATACCGACGGCACCTCGATGCTAATGGTTCCCGCCTCATTGATGCCGTTGTGCCCGGCGTCCCAACTCGTCCAGTTGATGACCTTCGAGCCCACCTGAAGGATCGCCCGCGGCGCAACGAGCGAGCCAACGGTCGGGGGGGTGTTGATCATGTCAGGCTGGGATGGTCAGAGTGTTGATGCCGGTCAGAATCGGATCGCCGCCAAGCTGAGGATTGGCCGCCAAAATGTCAGTGAATCGGCCCGCGTCGCCATACTGCTGTGCCGCGATGGTGTATAGGTCGCCCCCGCCAACGGTGATCGTCTGCGCGCTGGTCGGCATCGCGACGAGCGGCAAGTTGACCTGCATCCGGGCGCAAATGCTGCGCATCTGGTACAACTCGGGCAATTGGACCGCCGAATTCATTGTCGCCAGCGCGTTAAAGACGTTGGCCGCCGCTGGCACGCCCGGGAGAACACCCGCGACGTTTGCGACAGTGTTCTCGGCTGTTGCGATCAACCCCTGAACCTGTGATGCAACGGCCGCAAGCGGAGCCACGACTGCCGCGACCGCGCTCTCTACAGAGTTGACCACTTGGGCGGCGCAATTGGCGACACCCGCAATAAACGACGTGACCGCCATCAGGCCGTTGGCGATCGGCTGCACTGCGGTGCTAACCGCACTCATGGCGCTTTGCAGATCGCCAATGAGGCTATTCAGCGCTGAACTCCCGATACAGTTCGACAGCATGCCGAGTTGCGCCATGTCGCTAGCCATCGATTGCGCCGGGGTAATCGCCGGGACCGAGTCGACCGTCGCCGTCTGATCCTCAATGACCTCGAACTTGATCTGGTACGGGATCTTGAACGGGTATTCGTAGTCAGCGTGGAATTCCGCGATCACGACCTGATACAGCAGCGCATCCCATGACAGCGTGCATTGCAAACCTTCCCGGCGCACCGAGTCGAGGAACCGTGCGCGGGACAGCGCCGACGCGTACAGAAACAGCCCGGACCATTGCAGCGGTTCGTCGTCGCCCCCCATCGCATTGATACGCCGCATGCCGCCGACCATTTTCTGCACGTCGAGCAGTTGCGAACCGCCAAACCGGATCTTCTCCGGCACTTCTGCGTCCGTAAAGACGAAGGCCCCGTTCGGCGTGTCCAGCGTGAGGGTCGCGAACGTGTTCATCAGTACATCCCCATGCTCGGGGTGAATGGCGTTGAATCAGGATTGAAGCCGGTCGGCCCGGTGGTTTTCGGCGGGATCAGCTTTGTCGTCACGTGCGCCGCTAGGTCGTGGCTATCGACCTGTACCTGCACGTGCACTTGAGGGTGCGCATTCGACGGATGACCGGCTGTTACGCCATGTGCCGCGCTCGGATCTATCCCTCTCGGGGTTGAACCGGGCGGAGGCGGTGCCGTTGGCATCAGGTTGTTCAGCGCATACTTCAGTCCTGATGCAAGCGCATATGCAATACCGCCAGCGATGACTGCGCCCACTGCAATCATGCCGCCGGCTGCCGCAAGCGTTGTTGCACCGATTTCTGCTGCTGTCGCGCCAAGTACTGCGCGCCCAATAAGGGTGCCAACGCTTGTTGCGATGTATTTCGAAAGGCCGACTACGCCTTTATTAACCATGCCGGCAGCGCCTTTCGCGCCAGCCCATGCCGACATGCCTGCTACCGCCCCGGCGAACAACATACCCGCGTCCAACGCGGTGCCTCCGGCCGGGTGACCCTTCGTGAAGCCCGCTGTCCAACCAAGTGCCGCATTGGCACCACCCAGCACCGCATTGACCGGCCCCATCAGCGTCGCAGTGCCATTCATTAGCGTAATATTCGCCAGCGCGATGGTCTGATCGGCCTTGGCAACAGTGCTCCACTGGGAAATCATTTTCCCCAGCTCCGTCGGGGCCATGGAGGTGTTCTTCAAGTCGGACAGAGCGCCCAGGTTTGAGAGCGTCGAATCCTCACTGAAAAACGATGCACCGCGCGCGCCTTGCACGCCGAATGCCATTCTGAGCAGGGCATTGAACTGCAACGGCTCCATCTTTTGGCGGTCTTCGGCGAGAATTGCGACCTCTTTCATCAGGTCCATGCTGCCGTTTTTGTAAAACTGGGACTCGTTGCCTTTGTACAGCCCCAGGTCGTGCAACGCCTCGTTCTGCTTCTTGTTCGAGAACAGACCACTTCCGAGGGTATTCGGCAATGCGTTCGCGGCCATGGCATTCAGCCAAGTGCCCGATTTCGTGTTCATAATGCCGCCCTGCATCATCGTGGCGACGAGCAACATGACGTCGCTCGAGTTCGCGCCAGCGGCATGCAGTGACGGCAGCGCGTAGCTCGCGGCACGCGAGATCTGGCTCAGCGATGCGTGCGAAGTGAGCGATGCCTGCATCATCGATTCAAACAATGCACCGGCCTGCTTCGGGTCGTACGCGCCTGCCATGTGCGCCAGTCCGATGAAGGCGTTCGCGGCCTCGGGAAGCGGCACACCCTTGAGCTTCGCCTCGCCGGCCATGTAGGGCATTGCGGCGTCCATCAATTCCACCTGCTTGGCGGCAGGCAACGTCCGCATCAAGCGCGAACCTTCCAACATCGCATCGGCGAACGGCTCGATCTTGCCGCCTGTCGCGAAAGCGTACTGTGCCGCATAGGCCAATTCACGCTGGCGCAGCGCCTCGGATACAATCCCCCATTGATCTGCTGGTACTTGCGACGTCGCCGCCGCTTTAACGTTGGTGTCTCCAAGGCGTGCGTTTTCATACACGCCGTACAGCAGCCCAGCGGCTGCAACACCAGCGCTGGTAGCGACGCGGCCGCCGGACGGGCCGCCGGATTCACCACCGGAACCGCCTCCATCCGGGCGACCGCCACCACCTGGCGGGCGTATGCCGCTAGATTCAGCGCGAGCCGCCGCCATGTTGCGGGCAAGATCGCCGCTGCTGGCTGCCATCGTGTCGAGCACGTAGCTGGCGCGAGTGAGACTTCCAGCGCTATCGCCCAAGGCAGTCGCTGCGGCTGCGGCCTTCTCGAAGTTACGCGCCATGCCGGCGCCGGCCGTAGAAGCCTTGCGCGCATTCTCGGCGAACTCGATCATCGCGGAGTTCGCCTTGTTCGCCCACTCGACGATGATCATCAGCCGGTTGCTGACGTTGTCCTCAAGGTTGGCGCTGACGCCGATGGCAAAAGCGTTGATCATTTTTTACCTGCGATAGTGTCTTCGACGGCCTGCCCAACCAGATTCGCGACTACTTCAGCGTTGCGATACATTGCTGTTCCGAGTACTGGGCGCGGCGGAATGCCTTCGGGTGTGCCAACCTCCTGATACACCATAATTTCACTCTCACTGCCGACCACGAATGCCTTCGGCTCAGTTTCGTGCTTGATGCTTTCGCGCAAATCGCCCGTGACGAGCAGCGGGGTATTCTCGCCAGCGTCGTCAGCGGCTTCACCGTTGACAATCGCCATGTTGTGCTGCCATTTTGTCGCGTCCTTCAGTTCTTCCCACGGGGTCATTGGCCCCATGTCTTCGCGCTGGTAATGGCCGAACTCGGCCTTCGCTGCAGCCTCCACCACTAGGGCACCCGCTTCCATCGCTGTCGCATATGCGGCCTCTAGTTCTGCTGCCGCACGCTCTATCGCCCGAGCGAAGGCGCCGAATGACTTGTATTCCTTCATTTCGGGGCGATCCACTCCATACGCGACCAAGAGAACTTGCGGCCTTCGATTTCGCCTGACGCCACGCAAAACCCGAGCAATTCAGTGCGCGAGAACCGATTCACGACATCCCACGGGACGCCGGCTTTCGTCAGCATCAATACCTGGCGCACACCAGCGTCCCGGCTTATTTTTTTGCTGCTTGGACGTCTTCCTTGCCGTCGAACAGCTTCACGCCGTTGGTGAGCGCGGCCAGGCCCTTGTGCCCCAGTCGACCGATCAGCGCCTTAACCTGCAACAGCGACGTCGGCAGGAAAATCGGCTCAGCATCGATCCCGCTCAAATAGATCAACGGCAGGCACATCTGAACGAAACGGGTGTTCTCGGAGGCTTCGTTGCCGATGGCCAGCACGATTTCGTACTGCGCAAGCGGGCCGGGATAGGTCAGGGTCAACTTGCGGCCGTCTGCCACATCGACCACCACCGTGTCACCATTCAACACAGGGGCGGCTGCGGCGCCGCTGGTTTCAGTCACTTGAAGTTCGGTCATTTACAGGGGTCCAATGCGAGTGCTGGCGGCGAACGAAACCTTTTGAATCACGTTCTTTTCGGCTTCGATATCGCCGGCATCTTCGAAAAACAGCACGACGCCCTGCAATTGCCACGAGGTCGGGGGCCCATTGACCTCATTGATCGTTTCCGAGATGAAGCCGGCCGGCTGATTCACGCCCGCGTAGTAAGCGGCTTCGAACTGCGAGAAGTACGTGTCGAGGGTGGCATCGGCGCGCGAAATCTCGAACGAGCCTTCCCAGCCGCCCTCTTGAAACGTGAGGATGATGGGCAGGCTTCCGATCGGCTTGACCGTGATCGAGCTCTTGATCTTTTTCTTCGAAAACTTCGTCAGCGTGGGGAGCGTGAGCAGACCGGTCGGCGTCAAGACGTCGAAGCGATAATCACTCCCAATTGAGAGACCGTTTAACGGCATGGCGTGCTCCAGAATGCAAAAAGCCGCCCGGAGGCGGCCTGCATGGGTTGGGAATGATTACTGCGGGGTGACGGTGACCGACTGGCCGCCTTCGATGTTGACGAGGAACATCCGAACAATGCTCAGGTACGTGACCATGACGGTCGCGACCATGTAGCCCAACGCTACCTGACTCATCGGGTTGTTCGCCGCATTGAGCTGCACCGACCAGCCGGGTTGCGTCGGCGCATTCACATTGCCGATCATGTTGTTCGCCTGCAGATTCGCAAAGAACGCATCCATCGCGCCCTTCACATTGCGCCGCAGGTTGATCGTCTGCACCTTGCCCGGTACATAGCCGAACGCGCTCGCGATCGTGAACGCGATGTAGTTGGTCATGCGCGTGTAATTGTCGCCGTTCGTCGCGCTGTTGCTGCTGGCGTTCTGACCAGTGCGGCATGCAAAGATGGATCCAGCCGGGGCGCCGAGCGTCAGTACCTCAAGCCGTGAGGTGGCGCACTGTGCGATTTGCGCATCGCTGTACGGCAAGTTCTGCATACTGCTCTGCGTCGCCAGCACACCCGCGATCGGGGCATTGAGAATCGATTGCTCCGGGCTGGTTGCGGCTTGCAAGGCAGAGGTGAAGGTCGCGGGCGACACCAGGCGCTGCACGCCGTTGACGGTGTCGTTGTAATACGACCAGTCGCCCACGAGACATGCGAATCCGTAACCATCGACACCGGAATTGGCGAGGTTGGTCGCACTGGTGGTGATGCTGGTACCCACCGGGTTAGCGCCGTGGAAATAGATGCCCTCCTGCAAGCCAAGAGCGAGTTGCGCGCTCCAGGTAGCCGGCGTCTGGCAGTCGATCAGGTTGCCAACTTGCGCGCCCGACTTGCGCAGCGCATACATACCAGAGCGGGTCAGGCCGTCTGCGCCGACCAGCGTGTTATCGGTGACGCCATACGCGCCATCGGTACCGCCGGAGAGCGTATAGGTGTTCGTCAGGTTCGGTGCATTCGCGGAAGTGCCCAGTGTCGCGATGCAATTCACCGAGGGGCCGCGCAAGCCGGTCTGGCCGTTGTTCACGGCGTTGACCATGTTGAGCCATACACTGGTGGTCAGCGCGATCGATCCGCCGGTACCGCCGCCGCCCGTGAGTGTTGCGGTTGCCGAGGTATAGGCCGCACCCGGAGTAACTGGCGTGAAGGCGCCGAGGCCCCACACCATATTCACGAGTGCGCCGACACCGACACCCGAAGTCGAGGCGGGAGCGACCGCGGTCGTCGGGGCCACACCACCAGTCAGCGCGCCAGCATTGAAGACCACCAGCGACGTGATGATGCCCGAGGCAGCGGTAACCGTCAGGATCACGCCATTCGCCATCGTGATCGTGTCGCCAGTCACGTAGCCAGTGCCGCCGCTCGCACCGCCTCCAGTCACGTTGGCCGACAGCACTTCGAGGCTGATGATGCCGGTCGCCTGCACGCCATTGGCGCCCTGTGGCGCGGAAATGGACAGCGCCGGGACCGAGGTAAAGCCGGTGCCCGGCGTGACCGCGCCGCTACTCACGCCCTGCGAGAGGTTGTTGAACACCTCCGGCGTGAAGCCTGCGCGCTGAATTGTCAGCTTGTAGGTATTGGCCGCGGTGCCCGCTACAATCGAGGACGTGATGCCGTTGCCGACGATTCCGGTGTACATGCCGGTAAGCGTCATCCCGGTGACCGGTGAGCCGAGCGTATCTTTCAGGGCTGCACTGGCCGCCGTATCCGTGCCGTCCGACACGCGCACCAGGATGTAATTCTGGACGTTGTTCATGTCACCGATCGCCACCGCCGTGGCAATGTCATGCTGGCGGAACGTGATCGGGCCGACCATTTGCTGCGCCTGCGCGCTGTTGCCGATGCCCATCATGGCGGCATTGACCGGGCCCCACGAACCGACGCCGACCAGACCAAGACCATCGGTCGGCACGCCGTTGATATAGGCGATGCTGGGCGGCTGGATGATGACGTACAGGTCGGGGGCCTGCAGTGCGGTGACGTTTAAATTGCCTGCTTGGTACACTGGCATGGACGAGCTCCGGGCGTAAAAAAACCCGCACGCGGCGGGTCTAGAAATGAAAAAGCCGCCCGGAGGCGGCCGTAAACGAAAAAAGCCACCCGAAGGCGGCTTATGCGAAGGTGGGCGTGTCTAGTGGACTGCAGTCATCAGTAGGTGCGGCGGGATTTTCACGTTCGGCTTGTGGCCATCAATGAACCAGACCTGAATCTGCCAGGCGTGCCGGCTCCAGTCGAGGCTGAATTGATCGCGCATGATCTGGATGAATGCCTTCTTGATGCGAACGCAGACAGGCGGCGTTGCCTCCTGACCGACGAAGCGCTCGACCGCTATTTTGAGCGCCATGCCAGCCGCGCGACTGGGATCGGCAATCATCCGATCACCTTATGCACGAAATGGGCGTTTTCGCCGGACTTCACTGCGGCGATTTCGGCCGGATCGCGGATCGCATCGCCCTTGCGGTAATTCGCGAAGGCGTGACGCACCACTAGATAGTGGCCCAGCGTGTTCACCGGCTCAGCGGAAGCGTCTACCTGCTCGGTCGTTCCTGCATCGGATTGTTTCGTTGCCATGTGCGCCTCAGATGTTGGTAGTGTGGGTTGTACCGCCGATCGACGTAACGGTTGCGCTCCGATTCGTCACGGTGTTGTCGGTATGGACTGTGATCAGCGCGAACTCGACTTCGTACAGTAGGTTACGGCGGTAAATGCGCTGTTTCTGGAGCGTGTCCGTCTCGATGGTGCCGCGATACAACAGGCGCGCCACAGTATTGTCGGGCAGTACGATGCGCGGTTGCAGTTTGAACGCTGGCTCCAGGACTTTGCCTATGGCATCGCGAATAGCGGGCGTCGGCGCCCAACCGGCGACCATGAAAACCTGTGCTTGTCGGCCGATTTCATGCTGCATCACGACCGGCACCGAAATATCCGTCTTGATCTCGAAGGCGCCATTGATCACGATCACGTAGCTACTGACCGATGCGCCGGGAATCAGCGCCGCGAGTGCTGCGGCAATCGTCTCGACCGTGTCGCCCACTTTGACCGCGTAGCTGTACGGCTGGTAATTCACCGTGAGCGTGGCGGCTTCGCCCGGGTTGATCCTGCCGCCGACAGTCACCATATTCAGGTAGACGATCAGCGATAGTTGCGGCGTGGGAATCGCGTTCTGCGCGTCGTCGTCACCGATAAAGCGCGTGGTGTTCTTGCCCATGCCAGGCATCTGGTAGACGCTCACCATGGCGTTGCCGGCCTTGATAATCGCATCCAGTTGCGCCGCAATCGGCCAGCCAGGAACCACAGTGGCCGCCACCGCGATCGCGCTTGGCTGTGACGCGCCGTTCGGGTATAGCGCTGCGCTCGCTAAACTCACTAGCGTGTTTTGGACGTCTGACAGATCCGCCATTTATGCCTCAACCAGTTCGAGAAGCGCTTCGTAGCCCAAAAGGCCCTTTTGCGCAGAGACGACCTGGTAATTATCCCCGTTTTCGTCCGTCACTTGGTCCCGAGTTTGTACGGCACCGTCCGGAAGATAGAAGAATGCAGCGTAAAAGGCCCGTAATGCGTTGTCAGTGGGCAGTTGCGCGGCCGGTCGGCCTGTTTCCTTCTTGACGCTTAGTACTCCGGGTATTCCCTGAGCGTAAGCGGTATCAAGGTCTGGATTTGGGTACGGCTGCTCGCCCGGCAGGCTGTTGATCAGTGGTCGCGAGAATGTCAGCGTCTGCGTGCAGCGCAGTGCAATCGGCGGCATCAAACTGTCCATCGCCAGCACGCAATACGTCTCGCAGCCGACCAGATAATCGCCTACCGCAAGCTGCGACCCATCCACGATGATCTGCCAGTACAACTGATTCGATTTCGACTGCCCGCTATACGTGCCGCCGATGTTGAAACTCGCGTTCAAAGTACCGAGCTGGTTCGCAGGCTGGATCGGATTGATCAACACGGGTCCCGGTCGATACAGGCAGTGTGGAGGCCCGATCCGCAGCGCCGCCTTCGCATACCCCGCGTAAATCTTGGCTTGAATCAGTGCGGCGTCCATCAGAGCTCCAACGTGTCGATGCCCATACCAACAGACGAGCACAGTTCGGATGCGATGGCGACAGCTTCGGCAGAAGTTTTGCCAAGATGCATTGAGGTGATGGCGTAATCCTGGCCGCTGCCAATCGCAGCATACGACCGCAATATGCGAATCGGAAACTCATTGTTCGCGTAGATCAATGCGGTGCCATCTGGATCGATGAACAGAATGCGCGCGTAAGTATCTCCGATAGGCGCTGCCAGCTTTCCCGGCTTGCGTCCCTTGATGCACCAATTGACTATCTCATACGCACGCGGCAGATCGCCTGCGCCGCCCAGCAAAGAGCCGTCATCGAGACGCTGAATCTTGCAGACTGGAAACTTCCCGCCATTCATTTCCATCAGGCGATCGGCGGAAAGCGAGCTGCCATCCCAGCAGATAACAGTCATTCAAACCACCAGCGCGTTAGAGCAGCCGCCAAAGTTCGGACCTTTCGGAACCCCTAGGAAATTGCACAGCCGCATGCGCCAGGAGTCAAAGAGGCGATCTCTGTCCAATTGCTCATTCTTATTGTGAGTCCATACTGCAGCCACATCGGTATCAAGGTTCGCGCTCGTACCTGGGATGGCCGTTTCCAGCGCGTAGAGGTTGGTGAGGTAGGTATTCACGACCACCAGACCTTCGTTCGCACTGATGTGCTGCAGGCGGTATTCGAGCGCGAGGTACTGGCGCATGATCCACGGGTAGGGGAACACGACGTCACCATCGCCGTACGCCGGGTACCCGCAGAAACGCCGAACATCAACGAGTTGCGCATCAGTAAAGGTATAGGGCGTGAAGGCCATGGATTACTCGAAGAGCGCGCCGGACTGGACGAGTTGCGTAATCAGCGCACCATCCTTGATGGGATCAAACTCGGTACCAGCGGTAAAATGCTGATGCGTGCGACCGTGCGTCATCAGGCCGTGATTCTTCTTGAGTACGAACTTGGGCGCCGCAGACTCGGTGACTTCGGGTGCGTCCGGTGCTTCTTGCTTGGGCCTGGCCATGGTGATCTCCTTTATGAAGCCCCCGAGGGGACAGAGGCTTGAAAAGGAGCCGGGATTGCTCCCGGTCCCTTGTGACTGGACGATTAAAGCGATTCCAGAATGATTGCGCGTTTGCACGCCGAGCTATTGGCGGTCGGAATCGTTGCGGACGTGGTGGTGGTGTCGGTCGGCACGGCAAAACCGCCCGAATACGACCACGTTTGCGTAATCACCTGCTGAAGCGCATCAAGCGGCGAGCGAGTCACCATCGCAATGTCGTCGACGATGACGATCGAGTCGTCCTTGTCCTGACCTTCGAGATTGCCGCGATAGGCTTCGTTCGTGAACACGCCTTCGACCAGCGCGCCCTGACCACACAGGACTCCACGGCGAACCGTACCGACACCGGCCAACGTCTGGACCGGGTTCAAGTTGGTTTCTTGGAGCCGCACGCCCAGAAGCTCGGCAACAACGCCCTGGCGATATTCCTCGGTCGTCACCTGACCACGGAAGAACATCTGGAAGGCCGGATCGCTGTACAACCCGGTCGCCTGAAGCGGATCGAGGTACATGTGATACATGCCCGTCGCATCAACCACCGGCACGCCATTGGCCGCCATCGTGGCCTTGGCGTTCAGGATCATACCCATCGTCAACTTGCCGCTGTTGTTGTCGTTGGTCGCAGAGATGGCAGCGGATGTGGCGGCCATCAGGCCTGAACTCGTGATCGTCGGGCGAAGTACCACTGGCGCCACGGACGAGACAACCGCATTCAGCGCGGTAGCATCGGCAACCGTCACCGAGGTCGAGAACGTCAGTGTGCCGGAAACGCCGCCCGGCGTAGTCGATACGTTGGACCCGTCTGCGGTCGAACCTTGCAGCGAGTACGTGTCACTGCCGACAACCACGTTCACCGCATTCGACGACGAGATCGGCACCACCTGGCCGGCGCTGTTCAGTGTGTTTTGGAATCCACGGATATCATCGACCGAGATGGTGGCGGCCGGCGAGCCGAGCGTGGTACGTACACGGGTATTGCCGCCCATGTACGCGTTGAACAGCGCCATCTGCGCCAGCGTATCGACCGAACGGTAGGCCTGTTCGCCCAGCGCGTAACCGTTGCGCAGGAACAGGTTGTCGATCGCAACACGCGCCGTAGCGATGTTGAGCTGCATCATGCCGGGATATTGAGCGATGCCCAGAATGTACTGCTCGACGCTGTAGTTCTGCGCGGTCAGGCCCGACGTGATGTCGGAGTTGTCCGCCGGTGACATTGGGGTCGTGATAGCCGGGAGCAAGCCGGTGCGGGTCTTGGCGATCGTTTCACCGATGTTCGCCATGAACGGCTCACGATCGGCAATAGCGCGGAAACCCAGTTTGGCGCGCAACGGCATGCCGAACTGGTGCTCGAGATAGCCGAGCTGAATCACCGACTGAATTGATGCGGGGAGGTTATTAAAAGCCATGACAAGTCCTGTGTGGTTTGGGTAGGGTGTTTCCCCCTCGCCACCAGGGCTGTCGGGCAATAATGCAAGTGGCCGCGTGAGGCGGCCGGTAGGTCAACGAACGATCAAAACGCCTTGAGGTTCAGGCCGCGAGATTTGGCATCAGCCGCAATCTCCTCTTTCGTTGCAGTGCGCGCATCGAAGGTTTCGGCCTTTTTCTTCGGCGGAGGGGTGCTGGTGCTGCTCGTGCTCGCCAGCGGCTCCTTGAACAGATACGGCTTGGCGGTCTTGAACGTCGTCAGCAACTCCGCGACGCCGGCCACTTCGCCGGTCGTTTCATCCACCTTCAGGCTCGACGTGTCGATCAGCTTGATCGCGTCCACATCCTGCAGGCCGAGCGAGACGGCGACGGCCTTGACTTCGGAATTGATGATGCGGCGATCCGAAGCGGCGCGTTCAGCATCGAGCGTCGCTTTCGTCTCGACCTTCTGGGCATCAATCGCCTTCTTCACCGCCTCGTCGATCTTGGCCTGTGCTGCCGCCTCATCAATTACCTTCGTTTTTTCGCGCAGGCTCGCGTTCTCGCGGCGCAATTCGCGGGCGTGTTCACGCCACTGGTCAGGGACTTCCTCAATCGGAAGGTCAAGCAGCGGATTACCGGTCTTCACCGGTGGCGTGACGGGTGCGGCTGGCGCCGGTGGCGTAACAGGCGGTGCTCCGGTTGATGCGTGGTCGCCATCGGGCGACATCAGACGGGCTTGCATCATCAAGTGGCGCAACAGGGTTGGCATCTAGCCTCTCCAATGAAAAACGACCGCATCGAGCGGCCAGGTTGATATCCGGCATCGAGCCGGCGGGCAAAACTATTCGGTGATCGCAGCGGTTACGGTGGCCGCAGCATTGCGCTCAGCCATCTCGGCATCGGCAAGCCGTTTTTCAGCGGCTGCATCTTCGATGTCGTATTCAGCGGCGAGGATCTTGATGGCCGTCTCGCGGCTCTGCAGTCCAGAGTCACAAAGCTTGGCAAGCGTGGTGGCACGCGTCAGCATGTCCTGCAGGGTCGGTGCGTACCAGGCCGGCCAGCGCAGGCTGATGCCCGACTTGATATCGAACTTGCCGACCTTTTCGCCATCCTTGAACACCAGCTCGGACTTCTCGGCCGCCTTCGCAATCATGCACAGCAGTTCTTTCAGCGCGCCCTCGCCGTAGCTGATCCGCAGCCGATCGGCCAGCCAGACCAGCGCCTGATTCATCAATTCCATTGCGCGGCCCGACTGCGCCGAGGA